GTAGAACGAACTGATAGCTGGTAGGTATACAGCATAGTCTTTTTGTAATGGTGTTAGGTCAATTGGTTGTTTCATATTCTCTCGCTAAAATTGCTGTAAGTTCTAATCTTGTTTTTGCCTGCTCTAGTTGTTCTAACGCTATGCGGACTGCTTCATTGGATGATGCAAGGGTATACCATTTTGATTCTTCGTCACGTTTCTTACGTGCCCAATGTACTACGTCTAGTACATCTTGATCTAGACTTACAGTAGCATAGCTGGTAGGTAGCAGTTGCCAACTGCTACCATTAAACACTTCCATGTCTGTGTTGTGTATGCGTAGCATACCGGTCATAGGGTTGCTGACATTAGGCCCGACATAGGGCAGTGCTGTGTTGCCAGCCGATACGGTAACACCGAGTGTACCTGTAAGTCCTTTAATCATATTTAGGCAGCTTGTGCTGGAATGATATATTTGTAAGTAGCAAGTCCGCTATCTAGAGTGATCTGAATAGCACCTTCATTGCTCAACGACATCTTAGTTGTGTTGGTATCTGCAATCTTAAGAATGCTCAAGATTGGCAACACTGGCCAAGTCCAACCGCGATCTAGTTTGCCTGCAACATTCTGTGCAAATACAAACTCACCACCGTGTGTGCTTGCATCACCAAATGTAAATTTAAGATTACCACCTTCAGTTTTTGCAAGGAATGTAGGATGCTCTGAATTAGCACCTGCTTGAAAGTTGAAACGAATCACAGAAGTCACTGAAGGTTCAATTTCAACGTCCCACTTGACACCACGGAACTTCACAGTCTTCATCTTTTCGTTGATGATTTCTTGATTCATGAAACGATAATCGTTCTTAAAGTCGCTGTCTTTGTTTTCGAAATGCAAGCCTACGGGCATAGTCTCACCATTACGTTCTGCTGTGGTGATAGAAATCTTTGCGCCTTCTTTGTACTCTGCACCCTCCAATAGATATTTCAACTTGTTCAGTTGTGGCATACCAAAAACGCCAATCATATCTGGATACGGATTAGCAGTTTCTGCTTCCATGATAACTGAACGGTCATCTGCCATTGAGTTAATAGTTGTGCCTTTGTCTGTGCCTGTGACCTTGACTGTGGTCAAGAAGCCTAGATTCTGTGTGTGACTAACAATGTCTTGTAAAATATCTTTCATTAAGAATTCTCCTGTATATTAAGATTATATTTAGATCTTGAGTAAAAAGCAACCTAGCAATCACTCAAAATCGAATAGTTTTGCGAATGTATTGTCCGACCTTGTTGAACTAATGTCCCATTCTAGAACACCAATAAGGTTTCCTAACTTCTCATCGATAACTGTGGTCTCCATTTCGCCATCATTGAAAGGCAGATCTTTGAACCATTGAGGCAGTCTAAGTTCATCCACAGGGTATGCTACACTGGTATACCCCATTGGATTGTCTTTGACTTTACAAACAATAACTTTCGCACCATCTGTAATAGCCATTGAATATTTGTCATCCATCATACGCTTTAAAGTATTCCAGTTAAGACTTGCACGAACGTGTCCGGGCATGTTAGTCTTACCTGCTTTCTTTTCTTTATCGCGATACTCAGAAATGTTATTAGCCCGCTTAGGAGATCCTTTCTCCCAGCCAGGTCTAGTTTTAAACTCTGTACGGAAGTCGGTGATATATTGCAATATCTCTTCTTTCGACACACCAGTTAGTGTTTTAGTTAGTACTTCGCTTAAGAAGTCTTGTATAACAACCGGGGTATCTGAACGCTTGAGGTCGAGCCCCATGGCCTTGATCTTGCCTGGTTTGCCTTCTGTGTCTGCTCGCTTGCCCTCTTTGTCGTAGTAGAGCACTGCATATCGTTTTTTGGTAATGAACAGTCCCTTGCTTGCAACAATTTCGCGACCTGCTTTGATGACCTCGGCTCTGGTTCGAGGGACATGAAATGCTTCCTGCATGAATTTGACAAATGTGCCATTGACTGTTTCTCCTATGGTATCATAAAGTTCAACTACACTTTCCCTAGTCCAGGGCAGTGTTCCTTTCTCAATGTCCTTCTTCAACGTAGCATACGCAGAGAAGTAACAAGAGTCTGTGTCACCGTATATGACCGCTTTACCTACGTGATCATATTCTCCGGTGATAATTTCATTGACTTTTGACGCCATGTGTTTGGCAATTTGTCGTCCTGTTAGTGTGGTACTCTGACCGATTCTGTTATCAAAGAATCTACAGCCTGGATTTAAAATCGCACCATAGAGACTGTTTAACAGAATCTTCTTAACTAACTGACGCTTGTCCCAGTATTCTTCTTCAATCTTGTTACCTGCTTGGATACATTCTTTGAGTTTGGCCTGCATTTCTTTACGTTCTTTGTACCAACGTGCCAACAGTCCGGATATAACACCTTCAGTTTCATAAGTGAATATGGTACCGTTGGCACTGATCATCCAAGGTTGGTTACTGTCAAATATAAGATCGTAGGCCTGTGCTGCACTCAGTGTATCCGACCCGCCGCCTTCCCAGTCTATGTTGATTTCACGTCCCACTTCTTTGTTCATAACTGCGGAATATTCAAGACTACCGAATATACCTTCCCAGGCTGCGGCAAATGATTTGCCCTTGGCCATTTCAGCAGCAATATAATCCTTGGTACCATCTTGTCGCAATTGTCCGACAATGGTTTCTGGACCCATGTTCAAAGCCCGAATAGCACTAGGATAGAGACTATTAATGTCAAGAGAGCCAATCCACTCATGTATACCTTTCTTTGGATATGCAACATAGGCACCTGCTGCTTGTGTTTCGCCGTGTTCTTCCATCTTTTTGCGATTAGGAACTATCATGCCTCTGCGGTGAGCTTCATTAATGATGGCCTGCTCAGTCACAGCCACAGCACCCATGGTAGTTTGAATCAATACAGTGTTCTCATGAGCAATAGTATTGGCTAGATCAATAAATTTAAGTTTCTTATCTAGATCATCTAGAAGTTTACAGTCGTTGATGTTGTATTCGACAAACGTTTTAAAATCGTTGTTGTATAATTGATCTAGTGTGCCTTCATACTGTGTCTTTCTTTGACCTAGTTCATACTCGGCAATGGCATCTAATCGATATGTGTGACGTTCTTCATAAGTGTATTTGCGATACAGTTCGAGACTGTCTATATGCAACCGACCTATAAAGTCATAGGTAGTAGCAGTTTTGCCAAACTTTTCATATTCACGCTTCTTAGGAAAACAATCCCATAGACAAAACCGTCTAGTATCTTCTTTGCTCAATACCTTAGTGACACGATTAACTGTATATGGAATATCAAAGCCTTCCGAATTCCAACCACTTAATGCATCTGCATCTTGAATCAAGTCTAAAAATGTATCCAGCATGTCTGCTTCACTGCTAAACAACATAACATTGGAAAAATCTTCAACTTGCCGTTTGGCTTCTTCCATACTCAATGTCTTTGGAGGTATGGCTAAACAGATCATAGTCTCCATCCATTGCAGGTAGACAGCGATAGCAGTGATTGGCATGAACGCATCGTCGGGTGATGCATAGCCACGTTCTGGATCGAAGTCTACCTCAATATCGAAAAACGCTACGTTTAGTTTAGGTGCGTCTTGATTGAGATAATGATCTTCTAGGCATCGATAGATGGGATTAATGTCTGACTCATAGAGTCGTTTGTTTGAATGAATGGCAAGTTCTTTGCGATGTTCTTTGACATTCTTTGAACTGACTCTGCTTAAAGGTTCGCCCTTGATGGATTGGAACTTGCCTTTGGGGTCGTTGTAATAGAATATGTGTCTGGCAGGATAATCTTTGAAATGCCTCTGCCCTTTGTCGTCGCGCTCAACAACACGTATCATGTCATCTTCGCGATCGTAGTATGCGTCTACGAAACTCATTTTTTTCTCCTATGCAATTTTAGGCTTGCAAATACCAATGTGCGGTTTATGGCCACGCCTGCCTTCTTACTTTATTTAATTAATTAGCATTCTAACTAGGCCGAATGCATCAATCGCGGTCAGCAAGATGTAGTTAGCCAACATGCCAAATGATTTCCTAGTATAAGCAGCCCAAGCATACATAGCACAGCCAGCGATCCACACAGGATATAGCGCGAGTAGTGGCGGATTGGGCACGGTGACGGCCATAGTGATACTGCACCCAATAGACACAGCCCAAGCAAGTAGTTCAATAAAAAACCGAAAGGGATGAGTATGGTAGTCATCTCTTATCCAATCTATAGTGGGTTTAAAAACATCAATGATCATTCAGGAAGACGTTTTGTCACACCAAGAATCATTTCAATGTCATTCCATTCTTGTTCGTGATCTTTCCAGTTATCTTTGTGTGCAATAGAAATTGCTTTATTGATAACGCTAGGTTTAATTTGGAGTTCTTCAGCAACTGCTTTAACAGTTTCTTTGAGCCCTTCTTTAAGATCCTCTACTTCACGCAATACATTACCGCCTTCGTTGATAAGACGTTCTAGTTTTGCTTTTTCTTCGGGCCCGTACATTCTGGTTGACATAATAATCTCTCCTATAAGACTATTATATAGTCATAAAAAAAGCCAGTCAACCTGTGACTGGCCTTTTTACACTTTTTGGTTAAATTACTTTTGTGCTTCGCTTAGTACATCGTACATTTCAAACACACCACCGTTGCGCTCATATACCAAACCTGCGTATAGGTCAGCTTTCATGCCTTCGCCTAGTTTGTTCTTGGCCACACGTTCAGCCCAGGTAAACAGAGCTTTGTCAACTGGATCGATCTGTTGTTGGCCACCGCTTTCTTGTACCAACTGTACCATTTGTTTGAAAGATAGTTTTGTTTCTACACTTTCTTTCACTGGACGCTTTTTGCCTTTTGGCATCATTGCGCTTTCTGTTTTCTTACCAAAGTATTTGGCCTGCTTGTCGCTCATGCCTTTCTTGCCAGCTGGCTTGTCATCGCCTTTGTCGGCAGCAGCTTTTTTCATTGGCTCTTTCTTGTCGCCGTCTTTGTCAACGTCTAAGAAGTCTGGCTTGGAACCTTCTGCCATTTTCTCTTTCTTAGCCATTTTCTTTTTCTTATCAGCAGCTTCTTCTTTCTTGGCTTCGACCATCTTCATGAACTTGCTTTTAAATTCTGGTTCTACACTTTCTTTCTTGGCTTTCTTCTTTGGCTTGTCATCTTCGTCATCAGCTTCTTTTTCTTCACTGCCACCATAGGCCTTGCTGCTTTTGTGAACAATACCTGTTTTTGTTTTTTCAACAGTACCAGTAGCGATGTTTTTCTTATCGCCTACTTTCATATCGTCCGCTTCTTTAACGTCTTCTTCAGCTTTCTTTTTAGCTTCAGCAACGTAAGTAGTACGGCCGCTTAGAACACGCAATTGTGCATCTTCATTTAATTGCACAGATTTTGGCAGCTCTGGTGCTTTTGGAGTATCGATTTTACCGTCGATACTTTCTATTTTGCTGATTAACGATTTGAAGTCCATGTTCACATTCCTAAAAGTGTATTATGTATTTATCTTTTTACTAAAGAGCCGCCGGTTAACAGATTAGTTCCTTTGAGATCTAATGCGTTTTTTGCAGTTCCGTCTTTGTTTTTTGCTGTTTTTCCGGGTTTATTTTTGTATACAGCACCTATAGCTACGTTACCAGCACTGGTAGCGCCTGCTGTTGCTGATTCTAAAATTTCACGTATTTTCATACTATTATTTATTCTTCTTAGCACGGCCTGCTTTCATATTAGCTAACCAATGTGCCATGCGAGCTTTTTCACCAGATGAGCTTTTAGCAGTTTTGCGTAGGCTACTTACACTGGCTTTGGTATTAACTCCGCTGCGTTTGGCAAGTCCTTTGCGACCGGGCTTCTTACCATCGGCAAAGTTTTCTTTTGCTACACCGCTTTTAGGCATGTGATCTTTACCATAACTGATACGACTGCCTGTGATAGTTTCTATGGCAACGTGCAGTGCTGACCCAGATAGATGATTACGAAGCCATTTTTCTGCTAGATTGTTAATAATCTTCTCATTGGCATGAACACGCCCGCTGCCTTTGGTTTTGTCATGTACATAAGCATGATAGGCTTCGTGTACTGCCATTGCAACATCTCGAGCCGCTTTGCTGTCCAAGTTGGGAATGTTAATACTACCACCGGTACCTGATTCTTCAGTGTCTTTAAACATTGGAGATTCTGAGCTTTGATACACATAGTACATACCGGGCTCGATATTCTCGTCGTCGTCAGTTACTCGATTCTTACCTAAGATATTTTCAATAGCTTCGTAGGCTGTCCAAAGTGTTGGAGCAGGAGCACCGCCAATCCGTGTAGTTGGCATCATTGGTTTGTCTTCGGGATCAAACTTGCCGTAGCGTTTCTCTAGTTCATCATCGCTGGCTTCTG